TTTCTTTAGTTGGGTGATGGCCTTAGCAAACCCGGTACCGTCAAGGCTCGAGATAATCGGTATGTTAATTGCCACGGTTAAAACCTAATTTCATATTTGTGCGCCGGGCAACGTCGTTAATTACTAACTCTACTTTGGCTTCTACTGCCTCACGGTTATTAGTTACTGCTTTGTCAATGGCTCGAGGTTGCTCGCCTACCTCAGCGTTTAAGTTGGTAACAAACATGCTTTGGGTGTTGCGCCCGGCATGGTCATAGATCGCGCCAGCTGCGTTGGCCTGCTGAATAACCATTAACTGGTAGGGCTTGCTTCCGTATACCACCTGCTCGGTATGGGTTATTACACCGTCGGTAGTGCGGTTGTAGTTCACGTAGCGCTCTTTGCTGGCGCGTACACCTACCTTTACCTTAAAGCCTTTTTTAACGGCGTCGGTACGCCATTGGGTGTTACGGCCTTTAATAAGGTTGCCGCGACGCATACCGCTTAACGGTTCCCCGGTGCCTTTGCTGTTATCAAAATGGGCCACCATGCTGCGAGCCTCAGCAATAATAACCTCACCGGTGCTCTGTATGTCTTTAGTAATCTGTTTCCTGTAGGCAGGGTCAAAATCGTTTAACGCTTTTAACGCCTCTTTAATGCCATCTATTTGCGGGATAGCCGAGCGCGACGCCATTACCTACCGCCACGTTGCTTATTAAGTATTTCTATAGTGGCGTTCATATCGTCTAACTCGAATGATATCTCACTAGGCCAAAACCCTGTTGCTACTAAAATCTCGGCCAGCGCTCTACGCACCGTGCCGTTTAGGCTTTTGGGTCTGCCTGCTCTACTACCTCAATAGACGCCAACGATGTAATAAACGCGTCAAGTGTTCCCGGTACGGTGATGCCTGAGAAACGCGTAGCCTCGTAACACAAATAGGCTAAATCCTCAATGCCAATACCTTGCGCCATCTCTGATGCTTTGCGCTTAAATTTGCGTTCCCAACTAACGATGGTCATTAAGTTAGTAGTTACTTCGTTTACGGTGCCATCGTTAAACGTGGCTTTTAGGTGTAGTTGCATTACTTGCCTTTTCGTGTCGGGCCGTTGCCGGCTTTAATTTATACTTCTACTACTGAGTACACACCGCCGGTGAACGTAATAGACATGGTGCCAAGGGCGCCCAACGCCATTGTGTACGGCAGCGCCTCTAGGTATGCCCCGGTTAGTGTCATGGTTGGATTGGTTGCGGTACCTGGGCTGGTTGCTGATGGTGACCATGAAACGGTTACTTGCGTGCCAACCAAACTCTTAAGCGTTGCGTAGGTTTCCGATGCTGCAAACGACGCGTAAAGGTCGAGCTGCAAGGTGGAATTCTCGAGGCCCGCTACGTATGAACGTGAGTTAGTCCCAAATGCCGTGCTCTCCAGCGCCTCGATTGTGCGCGTGAATACCAAGCCTTGGCATTGGTCTTGCAATGAAACTGCCCCAACGGTGACGTTTGGGTTACTGAGGTAGGTTGAGGTTGCCATAGTTGGTTATTCCTTTGCTGAGTTCTTGCTATTAGTTTTAGCAGGTTTTGCGGTTTCGTTTGTGGATTGTTCTATAAACCCGCCCTCGAGTAGCGCGGCAATGTTAATGCCGTTGGCCTCTGCAGCCTCGGCGTCAAATTCATCGCCGGGGGTACCGACGCGGGGGCTAATAATTTTGTATGCCATTGGGTTTAGTCCTAACTGGTTTGGGCTTGCATCTCTATTGTTAAATCATATGCTGGCATTTCAGCGCCGCCGATGATTGCAATAGTTGGGCGCCCGCTGGTTACTGCCACGTTTTTGCCGAGCACCAAACTGGCTAGGTGCATTAGGTTGCGTTGCGCGTCTAGGTTGCCTGGGCCAAGGGTAATGATGCGTACCGTGTAGGTCATTTGCACAATGTTTCCCCCGCCACCATAAACGCTAAACGTGGGGGCGTCTATAAACGCGCATGGTGGTACTAGGTTACGGGGGTCTGTTACCACCTGTAAACCAGTAATGCTGGTAAGGGTAGTAGCGAGATCGTCTAACGCCTCGTTAAATAGGTCTGTGTAGGCAACGGGCATTAGGCCACCGCTGGTTTAGGTATGCCCAATAGCATTTTAATTGCAGGGCTTAAACCAACTGACGCCCCGGCAGACATGCCATCAAACGTGGCGAAATCTGTAACGGCGCCGCGCTGACGATAAAAGAAACCGCCGAGGGAAATGGTGCCGAGGGTTACCTGCCCGTTTGGTGACGTGCTGAGGCTGTCAATGTAACCAGCCTCTTGGCGTCGAGTAAACGCGAGACTGTTTGCAGCTGCCGCGCATTGCGTCAGAAATGCTGCGTCTAACGCTGATGCTGTGCCGATGCCTAGCCAGTCCTCAATTTGGGTGGCAATAATCCACGTGCAAGTTTCGGTAAATGTGATGGTGCCACTTGAGGCGGTGCGCTGTACGTCTGTACCGGTGCAAGCGTAAAGCACCTGATTAGGTACCGGTATCTCGTAGTTAAAAAGTAGGTCACCCTCATTGTCTACGCCGATAAATAAATACTCGGGTAAATCGTAAACTGTGAACGTGCCATTAAACGGCGCTGCAACTGAACCAACCGTAAAGGTTCCACCTACTACTAAATCATTAGGCGTAAGTGTTTGCAGCACCGCATAATTGCTAAGTAACTGTTTATGTGTGACCGTGTAAGCGGCCATAACTGGCCTCTTTTCCGATTATCAGACGAACTTAACGAACTTAGTAGCGTCTGCCATGAACGCTGCAGCGTAACCGCGGTAGGCGATTGTGCGGCCAAGCGTGCTAGGCACGTCTACTGAAATTGCACCCTTTTGCTGTTCGTAAAACTCGAACCCTGCAGCAGGGCCAGCGGCGTGGCCCATAAATGAACCCGGCGCGTTTTTGTCTACTACCAAAACCAAACCGAGTGGGTTGCCGTTCCATGATGCAGCTGACAATTCGCCCGGTGCGTTCATTGCGCCGATCTGTGGGAATACTGGGCGGCCTGTGCTGTCTACGAGTGCGCCAAGTGCTGCCCATGTTGCTGGGGTAACGATCATGTGGGTTGGCAAGTAGTTGCTGCTTGCGCTGATCTGACGTGCACCATCGTAAATAGCTGCAATCCAATCGGCTGGGTCTGAGGTGTCTGCAACGCTTGCGGTTTGTGAAATTGCAGCGTGGCAGGTATCTACTGCGTAGTTGTCGGTTGCTTGGCCGTAGGCGATTGCCAACTGGTTGAGCACAATGTTAATGCTTGCTGGGTCTGACCAGTCGAGGTCTTGTTCCGACATAGTGACATAGGTTCCAAATGTCAATTTAGAAATGTCGTTATTTGCAACGGTAACGGTGCTTGGGTCAAGCGTGTTGAGTTGGCCCGTTGGCTGTTGTGTAACCGTTGGGCGAACTGTGATCTTAGGGCGTCGAAATGTTGCGCCGCTTTGTGGCATCGCACGTGTACCGATTGCGGTAACAAATGGGCGGATTGGGTTAAGCCCATCGTAAACGGTGCCGGTAATGATCTCAGGCAAAATACCTGGGGTGTCTGCTGTTGTGATATCCGGTGCAGCTGCGCGAATACGTGCTGACATTTCGGCAAGTACGCCGCCGCCTTGGATTGTTGCAGCGATAAATTCGCCGGCTGTTGGCAACTTAAACGAGCGTGGTTGCGCGTACAATGGTTGCGCCATTGGTGCCGCTTCGATAACTGCTGGGGCTTCTACTGGCTGTGACATTTCGTTAATCTCCTCTACGGGTTCCTGTTCACTATTTAACACTACTTCAGTTTCCTCATGGTGGATACTGGCCGCTACGCGATCTACCGACGCACCCGGAAACGCGCCGTAAGGTACGAGGCTGAGTTCCTGCCAATCGGCGGCAGCAATAACCATGGTTCCGTTTTCGTCGTAACTAAATTTGGTTGGGTTTACGCCAACGGATACAGCGTCTAAAACGCCATCTGCAGCCAATACCAGCGCCTCATTACCTAGCGTGGTTTCGCTAATGCGAGCCTCGTAAAGCATGCCGCCCTCACTATCCACCATGGCCGTAACTAAGCCCACGGCCTGACTGCTGTCATGCCCCAAATAAAGTTTAGGCATCTTGCCACCGGCGTTAAGGCTGCCCGGCAAAAACATAACTTTAGTGCCATCGCTTACCGTGGCTTCTACGTTGTATGGCAACGCCAACCCGGCAAGGGTGCGGCGTGGCATACCGTCGGGGCCTGCTGCGTCGAGGGTTAATTCCTGTTGGGTTAGTTTAAGCATTTGGCATTACTCCCGTTTCTGCGGTATCGTAAGTTTCGTTTTCTTTTTCCATTAAGTAGTTTTCGCTTAGGTAATCGTCAATATCAAACTTCACGTATGTACCGCGTGGTAGCACGTTGTCAGCGCTAAGCGTTTCAGCAATGCAGTCCATAAACAATTTGGCGCCGAACATGTACAAATCTTGGCGGGCTTGCGTACTGTTTTGGTAACTGTATGAACCAGTAGCAACGCCTAACAAATATGGCGGGCAGTTTGCTAAACGCGCAATTTCTAGCGCTTGGTATTCCGATGCTTCTACCAGCATTTGTTTGCTCGGGTCTGTAGTGGTTTCTGTGTAGGTAACAAATTCATTAAGCGCCGCTACGGTATTTGTCATACGGGCGGCCTCAAAACTCTGAGACAAATTCTGCAATTCCTCAGCGCTTAAAGGTTCGCCGCCAACCTGACGCAATACGCCGTTAGGCAAACTGTTTGCAGCTGAACGCAACCGCGCACCCTCGAGTTTTAGCGAGGTTAAAACTGCGTTAGGGCTTGTGTATAACAAACCTTGTATAGGGCTAATGAATTGCACGACGTCGCGGTGGTCTACTGGTAAACCGCTAAACATAATTTGTTTAGACGGTGCGAAAAATACCGGGCCTGCCTGATCTTGTGTAAGCACCATAGCGCTAGGCATACGCTGAAACGCCATAGGAAACCCGTCAGCGCTACGCTTTGTAATGGCGAGAAACGCCCGCTGGGTGAAAAAAAGATCATCAAATAACCACGAAAATAGTGTGGCATTTGGTAGCGCTGGGTCAAGACGTCGCAACCAACTACGTGGCGCTATTTCTATTTCTTCCATTTCGCGTTCTACAGGGTTCCACATTTCGTTATACATGATTAACGGCGTGCAACTAATAACGCTTGCGAGTAGATCACGGGCGCGGGTAATTGCTGGCACACTCATTGCACGTTGGCGGGTATTGCCCTGAGTAAAAGCGTAGAAATTGTCTAGTTGCGACATGCCAACATTGCTGCCGGCAGCAGCCTTTACTACAGGTTGCGCGGCGTCGGTAGTTGCACGTGTGAAAAGGCCCATAGGTTTAGTTTGCCATATCTGTTAAATGTTTGGTGGCATCGGCTGGGTCTAGATCAGTTCCCGACGAAAAGGCTAGATACTGCCAGCCGACGCCGGTAGCAACATTAGCGGTTTGCGCTAACAATTATGGGTTTGCCCATTGCGGCAGGTTTGCCCGCTAACGCAACTGCAAACACCAACGCACGCGCCATACAGATTGGGCCTGGTGACCTCTGCGAACTAATCACTATGTTGCCATTGTGTTTAACTAATACGGCACGCTCGACATGTTCGCTTAGTAAATGATCGCCGTTATGCAATAGGCGGCCCTCGAGAATTATTGAGCGTGCAGCTGCAGTCCAACGGTTTAACTCACGGTAACCAACTATCACGCTACGCCGGCTTAAATGCGGTGGGCAATGAACTTCTAACGATGGCACGATGGCAAGTTTTATGTTTGGTGATCGCGCTATTTCGGTTTCCACGTGTTGCCACATTTCGGCCATGGTGTCAGCCACAAACGCGGTAACGACGTGGGTTTTAGTTCCCGAGATCACGGCACGCACGCCATAAAATTGGGCGTTATCCTCGCCAACCTCTACAGCCAGTACACCGCCAGCGGGTGCGGTATCGGTGGTGAGGCAGGCAGCGAACTGCCCCGGCTCAAGCCACGATGATGCTGAGGCAGTCCACGTATTAACCGAACTTCTTAAAAACGCGTTACGGTTTGGCGCTTCGCTTTCCCCTCTGATTACTTCCATTTCCAATGTGTGCCCTAGCGCGGGGTTTGCGTAAGCCCATGCGGCGGGTGTCATTAAATCCATGGTGGCGGGGTTTGGTGACCACTCAGCGAAATACAAACCACCTGGGGTTTTGCTGTCTATTGCGCGTAAGCCCTGCTCGCGCCATCTCAGCATGGCCGTTGAGGACTGATCGCCCGCGGTACTCCACATACTGCATAAAGGGTTTTTGCGTGCACGTTGCGTAGGTAATAAACCTTGGTCTATGGCTTCTTCTGACACCGCCCAGGCCTCATCTATTACGAGCAAATCCACGCTGTAGCCGTGACCTGCACCGGGCGTTGCAGCTCTAACATGCCAAATGCTGCCATCGGGCATAGTGAGTTTTTGCCGGCCATAAGACCAACTAACCTCGGCACCAAATTTGGCCTCGAGTATTGGCGCAAGGTAATTAAACAATGCGGTGGCTAAGTCTAATTTGTGCGCGACGCTAATAACGGTTTGAGGTGTTGCACGTTCACGGGCCTCATTTACTAACCAATCCCCAATTAGGCTGGCGACACAGATTGTTTTTCCATTTTGCCGAGCCACGCTGACCAACGACACTCGAGGCCTGCTGCCATCATCGGCTACCGACGTTTGCCCATGCAATGCCCGGTACTGCCAAGGCATCAAATTAACGCCCAAAATGTTTTTAGCAAACTCACCAATACGGCCAGCGTTAGATCGGTGCTCACTGTGCGTGGTCGTTTCCAATCGGGGTAAATCGTGGCCAGTTAGCGCCAGTTCGCTAAAACCCTTATGGGATATAGA